TTAAAGGTGGCGCAAGTGCAGCATCGGACTTAGATCTAGTTATATCTTATGAAGTTATAGACGACGCTTAGGAGGTTTAAATTATGGCGCAAGGAAATGGCGGAATAATTGGACCAGTCAACGTAACATCTTTTGGTAAGAATAAAATAACATCAAAAACATCATCAGGAGATATCACACTTCAATCAAGCACAAAAGTTATTAGAACAGCTATTGTAGCTGGTGGTGGTGGTGGCGGTGACCGTGGAGGTGGTGGTGCAGGTGGTTTATTAAACACAGAAGTAAATGCATCAGGAACTGTAACAGCTACAATTGGTGGTGGTGGAGCTGGAAACAGTGATGCTGGTGTAAGAGGTTGTGCATCTTCTTTAGCAGCATGCGGAACAACATATACAGCTACTGGTGGCGGTGGTGGTACAGGACCTGCTCCTGGTGGAAGTGGTTGCGCACCTGGAGGTTCGGGTGGTGGAGCAACTGTAGACGGTTGTGGACAAATAAAATTAGTAGGATGTTCTGTAACTCCTCCCGCGTCAAATGCAGGAGTAGGAACAGCATGTCAAGGAAATCCTGGTGGTTTAGGAACTGCAGGACCAGGAAGTTTTGCTCTTGCATCAGGTGGTGGCGGAGCTGGAGCTGCAGGAGGTGCAGCTGTCAAATGCGGATCAAGTTATAATTCAGGACCTGGTGGTGCAGGATTAGACATAAGTCCAACTTTTCCAGGAACACCAAATTCAGGGGTGTACGCTGGAGGTGGTGGCGGTGGATCTGATAGTAGACAAACTGGTTCTAAGGGAGCTGGTGGAACTGGTGGTGGTGGAGCAGGAGGAAGAAACCCTTGTGGAGCAGTTGCTGGAACTGCCAATACAGGTGGTGGAGGCGGTGGAGAAGGAGCATATCCCACACCTGGACCTGGAGCAAATGGTGGTTCAGGAATAGTTATAGTAAAAGAATTAGATAAGGCTTCAGGAGTCTGGAGTCTTGATGCTCAATTAGAAGCATTGGAAGATGGCACATGGCCATCAAGAACAGCAAACATAGATTATATGGTCGTCGCTGGTGGTGGTAGTGGTGGTTTTAATAATGGTTTAGTAAATGGGTGTAGTGATGGTGGTGGTGGTGCAGGAGGTTATAGAGCTTCTGGTTATGGCCCAAGTCCTTTACAAGGATCAGCACAAGAATTAAGTTTAGGAACATACGCAGTTACAGTTGGAGCTGGTGGAAGTAGTGGTTCTCCAGGAGGAGGTTCTACTAATGGAAACAATTCAAGTTTAGGAATAATAACATCAACAGGTGGTGGAGCAGGAGCTGGAAGTCCAGCTGCCCCTACTACATCTGGAAATCCAGGAGGATCTGGAGGTGGTGGATCAAGAGTTGCTTCTTGTTCAACTGGAGGCTCAGGTAATGCTGGTTCCTTTGACCCACCTGAAGGTAATGCAGGGGGTAAAGGTGTAAATGCTAGTCCTGATGCTAATGACTTTGGTGGATCAGGAGGTGGAGCAACAGCTGCAGCATCTGATGGTGGTAATGGTGGAGCAGGTGCTCCTAACTCAATTACTGGTTCAGCTGTAACGTATGCAGGTGGAGGTGGTGGTTCATCTCGTAAATGTCAACCTGTAGGTAAATCTGGCGGAGCTGGTGGAGGGGGAGCAGGAGCAGGTAGTTCTACACCAGGTATTGCAGGAACTGTTAACACTGGAGGCGGTGGAGGTGGTGCAGGTGGTCAATGTACTCCAAACACGTCAGGAGCAGGCGGTTCAGGTATCGTTATCGCAAGAGCAAATGCAGGTCAAGGAGTTGTATTAACAACAACACCAGGTGGATCAGTTTCTTATTCTGGAAATCCAGCAGGTGGTGTTGATCAAATAGCAAGTTTTACAGCATCAGGATGTTTAACAATCGCTGATGGAGATCCAAATGTTGTTCAAGCAAATTATTTAGTAGTCGCTGGTGGTGGTGGATCAGGTTTTTCTGAAAACCCAGCAGGAGCTGGTGGAGCTGGAGGTTATCGTGCATCAGGATATGGACCAAGTCCTTTACAAGGAAACGCATTATTTATAAGTCCAGGGCCATATAGTATTACTGTCGGTGCTGGTGGTGCAGCAGGTGTTACTTGTGGACCAAGAGATGGTGGTAGTGGTAATAATTCAGTATTTAGTACAATAACATCAGCTGGTGGTGGAGGTGGTGGTGGAGCACCAGGTGGAGGTGGTAGTAGAAATGGAGTTGCTGGAGGATCAGGTGGTGGAGGAGCTTTTAGTTCATCTGGAGCATCTGGTAATACACCTCCCACAGATCCATCACAAGGTAATAATGGTGGTAATGGATTCCCTAGTCCTAACGCTGCTAACAATGCTGCAGGTGGAGGTGGTGGAGCAACCGCTGCTGGTTCTAATGCTAGCTCAGGAGCTGGTGGACCAGGAGGAGCAGGAGCACCAAACACAATTACAAATTCTGATGTTTCATACGCTGGTGGTGGAGGTGGTGGAAAAAGATGTGGTGCAAGTGGTTCTACTGGATCTGGTGGAGCTGGTGGTGGAGGTAACGGATCAAAAGATAATTCTACTGCTGGAGATGCAGGAACTGTAAATACTGGTGGTGGAGCTGGTAGTGGTGGTATATTTTCACCAGGATCAAATGGTGGTTCAGGAATCGTTGTAGTACGTGTACCCGGATCAACAGGTGCAAGTGTAGCACCAGGAACTAATAGTATTGCAACATTACCAGGACCAGCTGGAGGATGCAAAGTAGCATCATTTACTGTATCAGGAACGTTGACAATAAGTTAAAACTAAATTATAATTTAAACACTAAGGAGATAAAAATATGGCACATTTCGCAGAATTAAAAACAAAACCAGATCCAACAGGATTTACATCTGATACTCATCAAGTTGTTGAAAGAGTTGTAGTAGTAGGAAACGATTGCGTTCCTTCAGACATGCACGCTGATGGTGAAACATGGTGTATTAATTTTTTCAAAGGTGGAATTTGGAAACAAACTTCTTACAATCATAATTTTAGAAAACAATACGCAGGAATCGGAATGATTTATGATCCTGTAAAAGATAAATTTTTAGCACAACAACCCCATGCTTCATGGTCATTAGATTCTAATGACGATTGGCAAGCACCAATAACTTATCCAACAGTTACAGAAGAAGGTGATGTAAAATACATAATTTCGTGGAACGAAACAAAATACAACGCTGACAACACACAAGGTTGGGAAGCGGTTAAATCAAACGACACATCAGAAACACCTACCAAATATAATTGGAATGGCACAGCTTGGGTGTCCGAATAGGAGACTCAAATGGCCAGATCAAATGGCGGTATAATCGGTAAAACAAATAAATCTTCTTTCGGGAAGTGTAAGGTTACTACTAAAACATCTTCAGGATGTTTAACACTACAACCAGGAACTGGAATAATTCAAGCAGCTATATTATCAGGAGGTGGGGCAGGAGGCACTGTAACATCTGGAAATACTGGTGGTGGTGGTGGAGGTGCTGGAGGTTTGCTATGTACCGAAATAAATGCATCATCATCTATATCTGTTATAGTTGGTGCTGGAGGTGCAGCAACACCTTACCCAAATGGTTTTGGAAATACTGGAAGTAATTCACAAATAGTTTCTGGATCACTTACTACTAATTCTTGTGGTGGTGGTGGTGGAGCTGGAGGGGCAGCACCTACTACTGGAGGTAATGGTGGTTCAGGGGGTGGAAGTAGTGCTCCTACACCTGCAGCAGGTGGATTAGGAGTTTGTGGACAAGGGAATGATGGTGGTGAAACAAATGCTGGAGGAGGACAACAAGGTTCAGGAGGGGGTGGTGGTAAAGGTTCCGCTGGTGCAGATGGAACAGGTAGTCCTCTTTCTGGTGGAGTTGGAGGTAATGGATTGGATATTTCTCCTATTTATCCAGGTATACCTTCTCCATTAAGTACTGTAGCTGGAGGTGGTGGTGGAGGTCATTATTTTGCGACAGTTGGATGTGCACCTATTAATGGAGGTAATGGAGGACCAGGTGGTGGTGGAGACGCAGGTAGATCTCCTGATAATACTGGTACAAATAATGGAACAGCAGGGGGAACCAATCAAGGTGGTGGAGGTGGTGGAACTACGTCTATAAACCCTAGCGGTGGAACAGGTGGAGCAGGCGGTTCAGGAATCGTAGTCGTAAAAGAATTAAGCAAAGCAAGTGGTGTATGGTCAATGCAAAGTCAAATGGCAGCCAAGCAACAGGGAACATGGCCACAATTTTTATTATCAACTCCTTTAAACTTTTTAGTGGTTGGTGGTGGTGGAGCTGGAGCTACTATGGGTGGTGGAGGTGGAGCTGGAGGATATAGAGCTTCTGGTTTTGGACCTTCTCCATTAAGAGCTTCTGCAATAACTATTACTGATGCACCAGGTGCTACAATAGATATTACTGTTGGAGCTGGAGGTTCTGGATCTCCTATTACTCCAGAAAATGGTCTTTCAAGAGCGGGTAATGATTCAATTTTAAATCCTGGTGGAACTGAAGGAACAGATATGATTACGGGTAGTGCTGGTGGTGCAGGTAATGGCGGTGCTGGTGGATCAGGTGGTGGAGGTGGGACAGGATCTGGAGTTTCATCAGGTGGTTCTGGTAATTCACCTCCTTTTAGTCCTTCTCAAGGTAGTTCTGGTGGTAATGCTATATCTGCAATTAATCCTAGTAATGCAGGAGCAGCTGGTGGTGGTGGTGGAGCAACCGGAGCTGGTGTATCTGGTTCTGGATCAAACCCAAGTCCATTAACAGTTGGAAGAGGTGGTGCAGGGGCACCTAACGATATTACAGGAAGTGCATTATCATACGCTGGTGGTGGAGGTGGTGGAGGTTTTGCTTACGTAAGTGGTGGATCAGGATCTCCGTGTGGAACTGGTGGCGCTGGTGGAACTGGTGGACCTCCAGCAAATGAACCAGGAAATACTACAGGTGGATCTAATGGTACTGCTAATAGAGGTGGTGGCGGTGGTGGAGCTGGTAGAGATGGTTCAGGTGGAATGAATGCTCCTAACGGTAATGGCGGTTCAGGAGTGGTGGTTGTAAGAGGACCAAGTGGTGTTACATTTACAGTTGCGCCAGGATGCAACTCAACTTCAACACACCCAGGTGGTGATAAATTAGCTACTTTTAATGTTACAGGAACACTAGCAATTAGTTAATTAATAGTATAATATTTATTTAAAAAGAAAGAATGCAATCTGTTAAATTATTTCCTAAAGTAATAGGGATTTTTACAAATCCTAATATTTCTTATCATAAAAAAATAGTTGAAAAATGTTATAGTATTAAAAATAAAACTTTAAGTGGTGGAGAAAATTGGTTAAGTAAAGTTTATAATACAAGTGGTAGGGTAAATTTATATACAAATAAAGATTTTAAGCCTTTACTAAAATGGATAGACGAACAATTAATAGAGTACACAAACAGTTTAAATATTAATTTTAAACCTAGTAATAAAAATGCTTGGTTTCAAATATATGGTGTAAATGATTATCAAGATTATCATTCTCATCCTACATCTAGATTGAGTGCTATTTATTTTTTAAAAGGAAACAATGATTCTTCTCCTGTTATTTTTACAGATTTTAATTTTAACACAAATTATTTTAATATTATAACTCCTACAGAAGATAATAGTCTTGAGTGGAGTATACCTTTTCAAGAAGGTGTTTTGTTAATATTTAGGTCTGAAATACCACACTGTGTGCCAAAAAATTTAAATTCAGAAAGAATTAGTATTGCAATTAATTATAATTAATATAAAACATATATATAAAGACATATGAATCTTACAAACTATTATTGGTATTTTAAATCAGCAATCCCAGAACGTATCTGTGATGACATTGTAAAGTATGGTCATCAAATGCAAGATCAAATGGCAGTCACTGGTGGTTATGGTGATAAAAAATTAAACGCAAAACAAGTTAAAGATTTAAAAAAGAAAAGAAACTCAGACATTGTTTGGATGAGTGATAGATGGGTTTATAAAGAAATACAACCTTATGTGCATCAAGCAAACGCTAATGCTGGTTGGAATTTTAATTGGGACTTTAGTGAGTCTTGTCAATTTACAAAATATAAAAAAGGCCAGTATTATGATTGGCATTGTGATAGCTGGGATCAACCTTATCAACGACAACAAGGTGATCCATCACATGGTAAAATTAGAAAACTATCTGTAACCGTAACTTTATCAGATCCAAAAGATTATAAAGGTGGTGAGTTAGAATTTGATTTTAGAAATCTTGATCCAGATAAAAAAAGAAATGTTAGAAAATGTACAGAGATATTACCCAAAGGATCTTTAGTTGTATTTCCTTCATTTGTATGGCATAGAGTATGTCCAGTGAAAAGTGGTGAAAGAAATAGTTTAGTAATATGGAATTTAGGGTATCCATTTCAATAAAGGAGAAATATGAAAAAAAAGAAAAAAAGAATAAAGAAACCAAAAGCCATAACTTACCCTACCCAATTATTTAGGGAAGATTATTTTAAATGCCCTATCTGGTTTGCAGATGCCCCAGAGTTTGAAAAGAAATTAAATGATGCATCGGATAAATATATAGAAGCGTCTAAGAAAAATTTAAAGCCAGCAATCGATAAACGTAATAAAAAGTTTGGTGATAAAGGTGACATGGGTCATGTGTTCCATTCTACATCTTTAATTGGAGATCCTGACTTTTTAGAATTACAAAATTATATTGGTGCAACAGCTCACAACTTATTGATTGAAATGGGTTTTGATATGTCAGGTCATCAATTGTTTACTACAGAAATGTGGGTACAAGAATTTGCTAAAAAAGGGGGTGGACATCATACTTTACATACCCATTGGAATGGTCATATCTCTGGTTTTTATTTTTTAAAAGCTAGTGAGAAAACATCATTACCGTTGTTTGAAGATCCACGTGCAGGGAATGTAATGAATCTGTTACCAGAGTTAGATAAATCAAAAGTAACTTATGCTAGTTCAGCAATAAATTATCAAGTTAAACCAGGTCGAATGATATTCTTTCCATCATATATGCCTCATCAATACATTGTTGATATGGGTTATGATCCGTTTAGATTTATACATTGGAACTGCCAAGCAATACCAAAAGGAGTATTAAATGTCGTTCAAGAAAAATAAATACACAGTATTAAAGAAAGCTATCTCACCAGAACTTGCAGAATTTGTTTACAAATATTTTTTAAATAAAAGAAATGTTGCAAGATTTTTATTTGATCAAAAATACATTTCACCCTTTACAGAATATTATGGTGTATGGAATGATGAACAAGTGCCTAATACCTATTCACATTATAGTGACATTGCAATGGAGACATTACTTCAGCAAGTAAAACCTGTTATGGAAAAACACACAGGTATAAAATTAAGTGAGACTTATTCTTATGCAAGAATTTACAAAGAAGGAGATGTCCTAGCTCGTCACAAAGATAGATACTCTTGTGAAATATCTACAACATTAAATTTAGGTGGAGATAAATGGCCCATTTATTTAGATCCAACGGGTAAGACAGGTCAGGCTGGTATTAAAGTCGACCTCAACCCTGGAGACATGTTAATCTATTCTGGTTGTGATCTTGAACATTGGAGAGAAGAATTTAAAGGTAAGAACTGTGGACAAGTATTTTTACATTATAATAAAGCTAGTTCTAAAACAGCTAAAGAAAACTACTTAGACAAACGACCTTTGTTAGGTGCGCCTGCTTGGTTTAAAGGTGTTAAGTTGACAAAAATTAAGAAATAGTCTATACATTAGGCTTGTACGGAGAGTTCCACCACACCACTCTCCGTACTTTTTACTATATCCATTAAGTAATAAATTTGATATACAAGGATTTATTATGTTACAAAAGATAGGTTTTCAGCCAGGATTTAACAAACAAATTACAGAAACCACAGCCGAAGGACAATGGGTTGATGGGGATAATGTGCGTTTTAGATATGGTACACCTGAAAAAATAGGTGGTTGGGCACAGTTAGGTGAGTCAAAACTTACAGGAGCTGCAAGAGCTTTACATCATTTAGTTAACAAGTCTGGTAACAAGTTTGCAATCATAGGTACAAACAGAATCTTATACGCATATACTGGTGGTATATTTTATGACATTCACCCTATTAAAACTACAACAACTTTAACAAACGCTTTTAGTACCACGAATGGTTCAACAACAGTTACTATAACATTTAGCACGGACCATAACATTCAAGAAAATGATATTATTCTTTTAGATAATTTTACAACTATCACAAACTCTAACTATTCAGCATCAGACTTTGATGATAAAAAATTTATGGTAACCTCTGTTCCAACAGGAACAACTTTAACTATTACAATGCCGTCAGCAGAAACTGGTTCAGGTGCTACAACATCTGGTGGTATAAGAGTACAACATTATTATCCAGTAGGACCTGCAGAACAATTACCTG